CTGTAATCATTGTGGTTTCCATACCAGTGAACTTCGGTATGAATCTTGTTTTTATTGGATTTTATGATGTGTTTTTCCCACCAATCTGGTTCTTTTACAGTACAATGTGCATTTTCACCATTTGGTAGTATTGCTTGTGCAAGTCTAGTACAAATTGCAAGATATACAAACTTTTTTGCTTTACTGTAAATAGTATCAAGTGCCTTTGGAACTATATCTTCTGGAATGTGTTCCATAACATCTGTTGATATAACTCCGTCAAACTTTCTTTTAGGTAGTTTACTATGTTCTGGAAAGGCTGGGTCATACATATAGATATTTTCATCTTGAATATGAAATAGTATATTAAGGTGGGAATCTGTGTATTGACTACCTTTACCACAACCATAATCTAATACTGTTTGAGAATGTGTTATGAGAACAATATTCGCAACATTTGGGGTTTCTTTGAATAAACTAACACCTTGATAAGTCTTCTTATCTTGGTGCATAACTTTATATAAATCTATGTAATGTTGTTCAATGTCCATTGTGTAATATCATAAAATATTCTGCATCAATTAAAACCAAAGGTTTTTGATTATTTCTTTTGATGACAACTATGGGTTCATAATGACCAGCATTATCACACGCCTGATTATATGCCTCCCATATGTTTAGTTTTTCTTGGTTCTTACATTCAATAGAATATGGAAACTTTTTTCTTGCAGCTCTAGCCATAATTAAATCTTCACCACCAGCACCCATTGAACGACTTTCAATGTCTTCTTCGTGTATATTTAATTTTTCTATGAGTTGTTCCCTAACCCATTTCTGTAATCGTCTACCTTTAGATTTTTTACTCTGTGTCTTCATCTACATTATCCTCATCAAGTTCTTCACCACAAAATGGACAATATTTTACTTGATAATAATCATCGTCCATATTATGATTTATTTTAAATTCAGCATCACAAGAATCGCAATAAATTGTTTTTCCAGGCATTATTGAATCTCACAAGAACCAGCAGAACAAGCAAGTTCTTGTGAACCTACTGTCATATCGGATTTTTCATACTCAGATAATTTATTCCAATCAACACTAGTAGGCATTTTATTCAACAAATGTTTATATTCTTTTTCATTACAATCTTGATAGGGTGCTTGTTTATATGTATGTTCACTATATGGTAGGAAACTCACTCCACTCATTAAGTCAAAGTTCTTATATACCCAAGCCCCAACTTCTATCCATTCCTCTTCCTTTACAGAAATAGTTACAGATGGTTTATGTTCACACCAATGTACTTGATATGTTTTCCAAAGTTCTAGTTGTTCAATCGCAGTTAAATCTTGTCTGAATACTGCATCTGGACTACACTTTATTGGAAATGAAAACACAGTAGTATCATTTGGTTTCATAACATCATCTTCAGCAGGAAATCCCTCTTCAACCATCATCTTTGTAAGTGGGTCTTTCTTATCACCTCTTACAGTTCTAATATAGTAAGGATTGTGTCTAGCGTGAATACCACTTGCACTATCTACTAATTGTGAAACAGTACCAGAAGGTTTTACACAAGTGATTGCAGCTGATTGATTAATCTTTAATTTTTCAGACCATTCTTTATTCGTATCTACTGACATTTTTTTTAAATTCTCTAGTAATACATCTAAACCAGGCAGTTTACCAGCAGTCCATTTATTATCCATAATACCAGTAAGTGATACACCAAGTAATCTTTCTTCAATACAATTCTTTTTCCAATCTTTACTCACATATTTAAAATTAGTTAATGTTGATTGAAATGTTCCAAGTATAGTTGCAAGTTTAACTTTTTCTAATAATGTATCTTCTGTATCATCTGTTCTTACAACAACTTCACTTAAATTGCACATTTCTCTACTTCGTAAAATTATCTCTGAACATGGATTCGTTCCGAAGTCATACCCAACATCTCTTCTTTCATTTTTCTCTGCAATCTTCTTTGCAGATTCTCTGTTAAATATACCTCTCTCACCAGACTTGGAATCATAAAGTGCTTTCCATTCGTCCATAAAAATACCTATATCTGGTTTCTCTGTGTAACACGCAGAGTTATTTGCAAGTGCTCTTTGTCCATTATCGTTCCACCATTGACCAGATTTTGCAACTCTCATTCTATCATCTGATAGATTAGACAAACTTATCAATGCACTTCGTCTAACACCACCAACAACCACAATCTCTGCCGTCTTACAAACAATATCGTGACATTCAATAGAACTTAATTTTCTTCCGTGTGCATTTTGAAATATTTCTGTTGTAAATTCAAATAATCTTCTTAAAGGTTCAGGCCCAGATGCACGACCACCAAAAGTTTTTAGTGGAGCACCAGCTGGTCTTACTTTACTTAAATCCCATTTAGGTATTTGTCCGTGATATAACATTGCAACAAGTTCTTTAAATGCTTTTGCCCAACCCATTTTACTATCTTGAACAACAATAGTTGTATCACTAGGGTGAAACTCCTCTGCAACTGTTGGTAGATTACCAACGAACTGTCTTTCAACTGAGAAACCTACTCCAGTTCCGTTCATTAATACATATAGTATTTCGTCAAATGCTTGTGGTCTATCAACTGCAACATAACTACAATTATAACCAGCAATATTTTCTCTTTTAAGTGCCTCACCAGCAGTCATTAAACATCTCATAGAAGGCATAATTTTAAGATGTATTACTGCATCTTCCAACTCTTCTCTCAATGATTTATCTAAACTATATTTACAACTTTGTTTTAAATGTTCTTGAAAGAAATCAAAGTATCTTGTTACTGTTTCTCTCCAAGTTTCTCTTCTACCCTCTTTTGGTAGCCACCTTGAGTATCTTGAAAGGTGTATAAATTCTTGATATTTTGTTGGAAGTTTACCATTAAGCATCTATTTTTCTCCATTCGTTAAATCGGACTTTTGCCTCTAGTCCTTTATATGTGTTATCGTCTATTAGTTTCTTTATGTCTTTTACTCCAGACACAACCATTTCATTGATGTCTTTCTGTTTTATTTGTTCTGGAAACAAACATACAGAAAAATCATCTTCTATAAAACTTCTAATTCTTTTTACTATTTCCTTATTTCTTGGTTCATTATCTGGTATCAAAGTCACATTATCTTTCTTATCAATTCTTAAATCTGAATGTGCCGTTGCAACACAATTATCTAAGAATAAACTGTCAATCGGGCCTTCAACAACATAAACTTTCCTACCCCAGTTGATACTATCTAAACCATATAATTTCTTTTCATCACTCAATCTAATGGTCAAATACTTTGGTTCTTCTTTACCAAATGCACGACCTTGTAGTGCGAACATTTTATTACTCTTATCTAAAAAAGGTATCACAAATCTTGGGTGGTCACCTTTTAAAGATGGGAACTTGTTCGGTATAAAAGTATTAACCCACTCATAAAATCTGTTGCAGAAAAACAACTTGTAGTGAAAACGACTTTGAATATGTCTATTTCTTACCCATTTAGTTACTGGGTGGTCTGGACTAAGTTGTGAAATTTTCTTGAGTTTTTTGAGTGGAGAATCCCCTTTTAGAAATACTGGTCTAGTTAAATTCAAATCTTTTTTATTATCGTCTGATTGTATATATACATTCTTGTTTTTATAGATTTCAAATGTATATTCTTTATGCAAATCACTATTTACATATCTTAACAGACTACCAAAGTCAGTAGATTTCTCACAATTATGACATTTATAAACATAAAATGTCTTATTGAGTATTAGATAACCTCTGGCTTTAGTTTTAGACTTTTCTGAATCACCACAGTATGGGCATCTGAAATTGTATAAATTACCAGATTTCTTTTTAAACTGTGATAACTTTGAAGATAAAAGACCAATATATTTTGTATCAACAAAAGTGTTCATAGATAAACATTATATACCATAATTAAAAGATTGTCAATACTATATTGCGAACATAATTACTTTATGAAGAATAAATCCAGCGACTATTGAACCACCGATAATAATCCATCTCCACTTTTCTAATATACCTACCCTATTAGATAATTCTCTTTGAAGTTGATGGAATCTTTCAATATCATCTGAATTGTGTTTACTTATAAGTGTGACTATTTCTTTGTAATTTGATGTGACCCTTGAATGTAATTCTTGTATTTCTTTTTTTATTTCTTTTTCGTTTTTTACTAATTCTTCTTCTTGTCTTGCAAGTTTTTCTTCGTGTACTGCAAGTATTTTATTAATACAGTTTGATACATCTGTAAGTTTAGTAATTGCAGTATCAAGGCGTGAGTGAATGTGTTTCATATCACTCACATCCTTTTTAAGAAGTTCTAGTTCGGTTTTGATAGTCATACTTATATTTATAAGTCTTCAAAAATTTGACAACTAACATAATTTGACTAAACAAACAGTCAAACAAATGACTACCATTCAGACTTAACTATTGTCCAAATTCCATATGCAATAGCGATGTATGCAGCCCAAGTTACTAGACCTTGAAATAATAATCCAACAAGACCTACACCGATTAACATCGCACCGTCCCAAGATGTTCTCTCTTGAACTCTATCAGTAATCCATTCTTTAGCGTTTTGAATCCACTCTATCATCTTATTCTCCTATTTGTAAATTTCTTTTTCTATGTTTATTCCAAGCAAACCAACCACCCAATCTGAGTGCCCAGTATGCAAGATAGTTTAGAAAGTAGAAACCATTTATTTCTATATTGATATCTCTGAAAATTTTATCTGCCTGTTTTTGGTCAACCACCAACAACGAACTTTGTTGTAAGGCAGGTTTCAGAGCTGCATATTTATAAGCATAATCGTGGATTAAACCACCTAAAAGTAATACCCCAACTGGTGATAAAAAAGTTGCTAAAAACTTAGGTACACTTGCACCATCAAAAGAAAAACCTTTTGGTATTACATATTTAACACCATTTAGTTCGTAATGAAAATCTTTTGAAATTTTCCATCTTCTTCTACCTAATAACCACATTAATATTGCACCCCAAAAACCTTTATCTCTAGTTGCGATTCTAATCGGTTTCATATGAGGGTACTCATCGTATTTAAAATTGACTCTCCACTTATTGATTTGTTTTCTGTCTATAATGTTTATTGTCAAACCAATGATTATTAATATGATTACAACTGTCCACTGCCAGAACTGTTCTGCAAGTGATAATATCATTTCCATCATTTCTTTTCCTTTGGTTCGTAGTATTCTTTATACGATTTAATTATCTCTGATTTAGTTTTAAGATTGTGTCTTATTTGTGCAAAATTCTTTGCAATAAGTTGATAGTCATTATCTGTAAGACCAAATAAAACTGGGTCAATACCTTCTTCTTCTAGTTTCTTAAATACTTCTTCTGCATTTTCTGATGTAATAACAATCCACTTTATTGATTCTAGTTTACCTAAAACAGGCTCCTCTAAACCAAGGGGTTCTCTTTCAACTGGTGTGAAAAAGGTTTCTATCTTCTTGATACTAGAACAACTAGTAAGGAATATAATTAGGGTTAGCGATAGAAGGACATTCCCTATTGATTTCACTTTTCTTTGTTGCATTTAATTCTTTCTCTGTTAGTGGTGAACCAGACGATATTTCTACACATCTAAGTGCAGCTGCACTCGCCTTATTAATTATTCTTTGTATTACTTTATCTTTTGCGATTGCAGTTTTACCTATATCTCTATTACCTTTAGTGAATCTTTTGTCTAAATCGTTTAATTCTTTTTGCAGATTATTTGATAATGTTGTGAGTTTTTGATTTGTTTCTAATATTGTTTTGAAATCTTCTTTTTGTTGTGCAATAACTTGTTGTTGAGATTCTACACTTTTTTCTAATACCATATTGTTTGCTTTGAGTACAGCGTTATCTGCACGAAGTTTGAATACATAAGTCAATGCACCACCTATACCTATAATCATCACTAAAGTGATTGCCATTTTTGCATAACCAAATATCATTTACTTAAAATCTTTCTCTGATACTCTACGAATTAATTTTAAAAAGTTTCTATGTTGACTATTTGGTATGTCTAATACACCATTATTAGTTATAATTGACATCTTCTTACCACCAAAAGGGTCTTCATCAAATACGATTCTAATACCACCACTCATATATCTTTCATCAAGTTCAAATTCTTCTTTTCTAATTTTACCAAGTTTGTTTATATCAGATGCTTTATAATTGTGTTTTAACATAAGTCTTGACATTGCCATCATACTGACGAAAGGTATATCTGCTTTATATAATTGAATTAAACCATCTTTATTTGAATCAATCTTATCAAATACTTTCATTAAAGGTGTTGGATTAATCTTTTTACCTTTTAATGGTTCATATGTTTTTTTAAGTTTGTTAATCATATCATTACTAAACTTAGCTGCATTTAAATCAGCCATAGGTTTAGAAGTTAAATCTGCATAAGGAAAGTTGTAATATTCTTTGAACTTTTTCATCTTATCCTACGCAAACTTTACTTGTTTCATTGCAAACTTTTGTAATTTTAAAAAGTCAACAAGTGTTCCGTTCATCAATTTTTCTATTTTCTTTTTATTATCTGGTTTTACTGCATCATATACTTTCATAATTGCACTTGCAGTAA